AATGTTACGGATTTTCAGAAGTCGCAAGCTATGCAGTATTTGGGCGGTGTAGATAGTTTAGAGGGTGTAGAAGCTAGGGTTGGTCGTAAAGACGGTGAGCATATTTTATATGTAAACGGTAGCAAAGCAAATTTTGACAATATCAGTCTACCCCAGATTAATAAGATGGCATCGATCATCAATTCTATGTCTGCTGATGCGTCTAAAGAAGAAGAAACAGAGAAAGAAGAAACAAAGAAAGAAGAAACAACGCAAAAAATTCTTGTAAACGATCTCAATGTAAAGGCTACGGATGACACTGTAGCTAGTAAATTAAGTGCTGAGAAGGTGAACACTGAATACGAAGAGATTGTGGATCTAAGCGGCAGTACTTTTGGCCCTGGCAAAGACGAAGATGGAAACGTCATTGTTGATGAGGTCGTGACATCGGATACGACTTTTATTGACCCTGCAATAAAGGAAGCACAAGAGGCGGCTGCGGCATCTGCAACAGCTCTTAAAGAAGCAATGACGTTTGGCGGTGTTGTTTATGAAAATGCGTCTGACCTTCAAGCTGCAATAGTTGCTGCATCAGCTGGCGGTGCATCGATGGATCAATCAGTTGCTGGTGCAAATACAACCGCTTCTTCTGGCGGTGATGCATTAGGCCTGGTGACGGTTAATGAGCAAAACCTTAATAGTTCAACGCTTCTTGGCGGTGTTCAAGAAAAAGCAGCGGCAGAACCAATGTCTTCGGGNTCTGCAGAAGATGATGCAATAGACTTTTACACAAAGGGTCGCCGCTCAACGATACTGACCACGCCTGTTGGATTGCTAAACGATGGATCAGATGATGGCACGTTTCGCACCAGAAGAGGCTTAATTGCATGATGATTAAGAAAAAGCCTATGAACCTGGCAGGTATTATGGGCGCAGATAGTTATCAGCCGGCGGGACAGATGGGTCAATCTACGGTGGACCCAGTTGAACGCCTTGGACAGAAAATGTCTGGCAAAAAAGAAGGTAATAAACTCAGAGGCTTAAAGAGAAAAAAGCCTAAGTCCACCATGATGTCACAAGGATATTAGGTATGTCAAAACCAGGTCTGTATGCGAATATGAACGCCCGCAAGAAAAAGGGTATTTCCCGTTCCAAGAANAACTCCACTGTCAGCCCGGCAGCTTATAACAACATGAAAGCTGGTTTTCCTAAGAAGAAAAAGAAAACCATGATGAGTTCCTAATGGCTGAAGGTAAGAAGCACTATTTGCCTGACGGGTCTGTCTACAATGGACCCACGCATAAAATGCCTGACGGTTCTCTGCACACTGGCGCAAAGCACACAAGCGAAAGCAAACCTCTTAGTCATAGCCCAGCGAAGCGTAAAACAATGATGAGCAAAGGATAAGCTATGCCTGGCACAAAGTATTCTCCCAAGCAAAAGAAAATAGCTAAAGCTGCAGAGCCAAGAGATAAGATCGACGGTAAGGACTTTGCAGCGTTACGCCAAACCAAGCCCAAGAAGAAATCAACAATGATGAGCGGCAAATCATATGGCTGAAGTCACACCCCTCGTCGCGCAGCTGGACAAGCGATACAAAACGCTGAAAGCCCAGCGCAGCAATTGGGAAAATCACTGGCAACAATTGGCTGACTATATGCTGCCAAGAAAAGCCGATATTACCAAACAAAGAACGCAAGGTGATAAGCGCACTGAATTGATTTACGATGGTACTGCTATTCACGCTGTTGAGCTTCTAGCAGCGTCATTGCATGGTATGCTGACCAGCCCGTCCACACCTTGGTTTAGCATGCGTTACCGAGATCCAGCCTTGCAGAAATCGGATGGTGCAAACGAATGGCTTGAAGCCAGCATTGACCAGATGTACCAGGCGTTTCAAAGATCTAACTTTCAGCAAGAAATCCATGAGCTCTATTATGACCTAGTGGTTTTTGGCACGGGTTGCCTTTACGTCAGCGAAGATCCAGAGGGCGTTAGGTTTGCATGTCGCCATATTGCTGAGATCACAGTTTCAGAAAGCCAGGATGGAAGAGTAGATACTGTCTATCGCCACTTTAAGATGACAGCGCGGGCGATTGCTCAACAGTTTCCAGATGAAAACCTACCGGCAAAGATCAAGAAAGACCTGGAGAACAACCCATACGCTGAACATGATCTGGTGCATGCGGTCTATCCCAGGACAGAAACCAGCGGCAAACGCGCAATAAACAAGCCCGTGGCCTCTGTTTATTACACAGATGGTGATCGACAGCTGCTAAGTGAAAGCGGTTTTGATGAGTTCCCGTTTATGGTCTGCCGCTTTGTAAAAGATTCAGTGTCAACATATGGCAGATCCCCGGCAATGACTGCGCTTCCAGACGTTAAAATGCTCAACAAGATGAGCGAGACAACGATTAAAGCAGCTCAAAAGCAGATCGATCCACCGCTTATGGTCCCGGATGACGGATTTGCAATGCCTATCAGGACCACGCCAGGCAGTTTGAACTTCTACAGATCAGGAACGCGAGACAGAATGGAGCCCTTGAATATTGGGGCAAACAATCCATTGGGCTTAAACATGGAAGAGCAACGCCGCAATGCGATTAGACAGGCTTTCTATGTTGATCAGCTGCTATTAGGGCAGGGTCCGACAATGACAGCCACCGAGGTTCTGCAAAGGAACGAAGAGAAAATGAGGTTGCTCGGCCCTGTGTTGGGACGGCTCCAGGCAGAATTGCTGCAACCAATGATCCAGAGATCTTTTGCACTACTTCTGAGGGCGGGAGCACTCCCAACTCCCCCCGACGAACTTCAAGGTCAAGAGGTGGATATTGAGTATGTATCGCCGCTTGCCAAAGCACAAAAGATGACAGATCTGCAATCAATGCTGCGAGGCTTTGAAACCATGCTGCAAATGAGCCAGGTCGCCCCGGTTATGGATTATCTGGATCAGGACAAGTTGGTCCAGTATGTGGTTGAAACGACAGGTATGCCAGCGCGCATTATCAAGTCTACAGATCAAGTGCAGCGCGAGCGTAGACAGAAAGCAGAAGCAGCGGCGGCAGTAATAGAGCAAAACCCAGAAAACGGCTCACAGATGCTGGAGCAAATGCAGGGCGCAATGCAGGGCATGGCCGCTGAATGAACAAACAAATAGAGGAGCTCAAGCTCGCGTATCGTCGGACGTTTAATACTGAAGATGGTCAAAAAGTACTGAGTGATCTCAAGGCACGGTTCAGCTTTGAGACAACTACGTTTTCGAACGATCCTTATGAAACCGCATATAATGAAGGACAACGCGCAGCCTGTCTGTTGATCGTTCGAATGTTGTCCGAAACAAAGGAACCAAACAATGAGTGAAGAGGCAATCCAAGCCGACACTGGATCTCAAGAGGCTGCACCAGCCCCAAGCTTTTACGAAACACTTCCAGAAGAAATACGAAACGAACCATCTTTGCGAAACTTTGCAGACGCTGGTTCACTTGCAAAAAGCTACGTCCACGCCCAGCGAATGATCGGAGCTGATAAAGTTGCTATACCAGGACATAGCGCAACGCCAGATGAATGGCGCGCAGTCTACAATAAGTTGGGAGCACCAGATAAAGCAGATGCATATCAGTTTGACGGGCTTGATGACGAAACAGCAACAGCTCTTCGCCAGCAAGTATTTGATGCCGGGCTAACACAAGCACAAGCCAATAAGATGGTTGATTTTTATAACAACCAAATGACGGGCTACACAGATGATTTTAACAATACAGCTGAACAATCTGTGGCTGATAACAAAGCAGCTCTAGAGCAAGAGTGGGGCAAAGCATTTGAGCAAAACGTCAACATAGCGTCCCGCACTGCAAAGTACTTGCTGGGATCTACAGAAATGTTTGATGAAATACAGCTGGCAGATGGCAGTTATCTTGGTGATAACCCGGCTATCGTAAAGCTGTTTCACCAGCTCGGCCAAGAGTTTGGCGAAGATAAAATCATTGGGGAAACAACCGAGTTGGTAATGACACCTGATGAAGCAGATCGAAAGATTGCAGAGATGATGGCTCCAGGGACGCCTTATAGAGATAAGGATCACCCCGAGCATGACCATTATGTCCAAGAAGTCACACGGCTTTTCGGACACAAGGTTGGATAAGCGAAAGCCCCAACACGTAAGCTTGTAAGTCAAGCCGCATAGCTGGCGTTAAAAGCAGCAAGGCCCCCCTGGGATAACCTGGCGATGTAACCCGAAAATTGAAACAAACTGTAGGAGACTCAAAATGAGTACTCAAATCACTACGGCTTTTGTCCAACAGTTTTCAGCCAACATATCCATGTTATCCCAACAAATGGGTTCGCTTTTGCGAAATGCAGTGGATGTAGAAACTGTAACTGGCGAAAAAGCCTTAACTTAGAGGGCCGTTGCTTAGTAATAAGCAAATGAAAATTCTGTGAACTCAGGGAAACCCCTAACATTAAGGTGAGGGCAATC